ATACAACCGGTGCTACAATTAGATTATTAAAGACACCGGCTAATTGGTATCATTTTAATAGTGGCGGAACAGCTACGACTGGTGATATAAAAGGTGGGGGATGGAACTTATCTTCTGGACCCGCAACATTAAAAACGATAGGACCACAATAATATGCCTGCAGGAATAACATACACACTAACCAATTTAGAAGACGATATTAAAAATTACACAGAAGTAGATAGCTCTGTTTTCAGTTCAAGTGTTTTAAGTAAATTTATAATAAATGCTGAGAGTAGAATTTATAGAGCTTTTGATGCTGATTTAGAACGATTCTATGCTACATCTACTTGTATTATTGGGAACAGATATGTGTCTATTCCTTCAGATTTAAGGGTAATTAGATATGTCCAATTAACCAATGATGATGGAGACCAGACTTATTTAGAGCAAAGAGATCCTAGTTTTATGGCTGAATACTATGGAACACCGGGCTCTTCCTCAACTAATATCCCTAAATATTATGCTAATTGGGATGAAGATAACTGGGTGGTGGCACCTACTCCTGATACTGCTTACGCAATTACTTTAGCGTATAATAAAGAACCAACAAGTTTAACGGATGCGACTAAGTCCTCAACTGGCACTTATCTGTCCAATAAGTATCCAGACCTGCTTTTATATGCATGTCTAGTAAATGCATATGGGTACTTGAAAGGACCGATGGATATGTTACAATACTACGATAAGGCTTATAAAGAAGCATTAGAAACGTACGCGACTGAACAAATGGGTCGTAGACGCAGAAACGAATATCAAGATGGGGTTATTCGTCTTCCAATTAAATCTGAATCACCATCAACTTATTAAGGAGATAAAAAAATATGGCAAACGTAATACCTTATGCATTCCGTGGAGAATTATTCTCAGGAACACATGATTTTAGTTCTGGTGGCGATAGTTTTAAAATAGCTTTGTACACTTCAAATCCTTACGACACATCTAGTACTGTTTATGTAGTAACTAATGAGCAAAGTTCGGGTGGTGGTAGTAATTATACCGCTGGCGGAAATGCTTTGACTGGTAATGCAGTTGCATATGGCACAGCAGTAGCTACTTGTGATTTTGCGGATTCGACGTGGACTTCAGCTACTATTACAGCAGCTTTTGGAACAATTTATAATGATGATAAATCAGATAAAGTATGTGTCGCGTTAGATTTTGGTGGAAGTAAAACTTGTACTAATGGTACATTTAAAATTTCTTTCCCTGATCCAAGCACACCTGGAAATGCAATTATAAGTATGGCTTAATAGGAGAAAATTAAAATGGCTTTAGTAATAAATGACAGAGTAAAAGTAACTAGTACTACAACTGGTACAGGTGCTATGGCACTTGGATCAGCAGTAACTGGTTTTGAAACTTTTGGAGCAGGAATTGGCAATAGTAATACAACTTACTATGCAATTTTTAATACTGGTACAACAGAATGGGAAGTTGGTTACGGAACTTTAGATGGTTCAAGTGCAAACTTGACTAGAACTACAGTTCTCTCCAGTTCTAATTCTGATTCAGCAGTAGATTTTGCATCTGGTACTAAAGACGTATTCTGTACGATGCCCGCGAGTAAAACAGTTTATTTAGATAACAGCGGGGACCCAGTAGGAGCAGCAAGCGCAGGTTTTGCATTAGCAATGGCGGTTGCATTATAGGAAATAAATATGGCACAAGATTTTAGAAACGATCTAGCAAGCGCAACAGGAACGGGGGCTGCAACTCTTATAACTGCAGGCGATTATGATGCAGTAATAGGAATTAGATGTTGTAATATTGTAGCAACAACTATTTTAGTTGATGTTTATATTACTAATTCAGCAACAAATTATTACATCGCTAAAGATGTAAGTATTCCACCGAATTCAGCGATTGAATTAATCCAAGGCGGAGCAAAAATTGTTTTAAAAAGTGGTGATGTTTTGTATGCAGTAAGTGATACGGCAAGTTCACTTGATACGGTTACATCCTACATTGATACAATTAGTTCTTAGGAGGAATTATGACTGCAATAGTAAATGGAATCCAATATGTCGGAGGGGGCACAAGCCCTAACGATTTTATAAATAATCAAGCAGCCACATTAAGTGTAACTCAAACAATTGAGAACGGTGTCTTAGCCGGTCCAATTTCTATTCCGGCAACAATCACAATAACAGGAACATTGGTAGTCGTATAATGAGCAAAATAGAAGTAGATAAAATAGATCCGCAATCAGGAACAGCCCTAGAAATTGGTACTTCAGGTGATACTGTAACAGTACCTTCAGGTGTTGGTCTTACTTTAACTGATTCTACCTTACTTTTACCAACTACAATCACATCTACTACAGAAGTAAAAACTAATAAAATTTCCCCAGCAACAGGAGTTGCTTTTGCATTGGGAGATAGTGGTGATACTTTTACTGTTCCTTCAGGTGCTACATTTGAAAATCTAGGCACAGCAACAGGGTTCGCGGCAATATCTTGGCAAACCATTGTTACAGCTTCAACTTTAACAGCAGTCGCTGGAAATGGATACTGGATTGATACAACATCAAATACTTGTACAATTACTTTGCCAGCTTCAGCTAGTAATGGCGATGAAATTATGTTTGTCGACTATGCCAGAAACTGGGAAACTAATAAAATTATAATAGACAGCAATGGTTTAAACTATCAAGGTGACGATGACAGCTTCGATGTAGAATATTCAACACAAGGTCAATCAGTAAATATAGTTTATTCTGGGGCAACGAATGGTTGGATACCTACTCTTGATAAAGCTGTTACCGATGCACCGACCAAAACAAATTCAGAAGGAATATTTTGTTTTGGTTATACTGCTGCTGGTTATACAGGAGTAACCAATTTAGTTTCAAATGTTGGAGTGGTAGCGACAGATACATCTGCTGTTGGTACTGCTAAAGAGCTTGCAGGAGCCTGTGGCTACGGCAACGATAAAGGAATAGTTGGTTATGGTATTGATGGTACTTATACAGCAGTAACCAACTTAGTATCAAATTCTGGTGTTGTAGCAAGTGATGTAACAGGAGTTGGAACTGCTAGATATGGTTTAGCAGCAACTGAATATGGAGGTGATAAAGGAATATTCGGTTATGGTTATACTGGTAGTAATGTTTCAATATCTAATTTAGTTAATAATAGTGGAGTTGTAGCAACTGACACAACAGGAGTTGGAACTGCTAGAAGGTATATAGCGGCGTGCGAATATGGTTATGACAAAGGAATATTCGGTTATGGTACTACTGGTAGTGTTGTTTCAATGACCAATCTAGTATCTAATGCTGGAGTTATTTCAACAGATGTAACAGGAGTTGGAACATCTAGGAGTGGTACTGGAGCAACTGAATATGGAGGTAATAAAGGTATCTTTGGTTTTGGTTCTACTGGTAGTAATGTTTCAATGACCAATCTAGTATCTAATGCTGGAGTTGTAGCAACCGATGTAACAGGAGTTGGAACTGCTAGGAATAATACATCGGCGTGTGAATATGGAAATGATAAAGGTATTTTTGGTTTTGGTTATGCTTCTTCTTATACAGGAGTAACCAATTTAGTATCCAATGTTGGAGTAGTGGCAACTGATGTAACAGCAGTAGGAACAGATAGAAGTGGTGTAGCGGCGTGTTCTTTTAATTAATATTATGGCACAAAAATTAAAAATAGAACTTAAAGGAGTAGAAAATGAAACTGTATAAACTGGAGTCAAGTAACTTTGAAGCCTTTTTTGGCACTCCAAAAGAACCTATTAAAAGAGACGTTATACTAATAGCACAAACACCAAGCAATGATGCTTTTTTATATTTGTCTAATGAAACCTATGATGAATTGGAATTATTAAATTCCGTACCAGCTGGATTTGATTTTACCTATTGTCAAGAGTGGGGTTTAACAGTTGATGATGATGTCATTGATAGAGTTATTATAGATTTAAGAAAAGAAGAAAAAGCGGTAACAGGCAAACAAAAATTAAAAGATTTAGGTTTAGACGATGAGGAGATTAAAGCGTTAACAGGTAAATAATCATATGAGTGAAGTAAAAGTAAATAAAATTAGTCCAAGATCAGGAACAGATGTTACATTAGGAGATGCTAGTGATACATTTACAGTTCCAACAGGAGCAGGATTAACAGTAACAGATGAAGTAAAAACTAATAAAATTTCCCCAGCAACAGGAGTTGCTTTTGCATTAGGAGATAGTGGTGATACTTTTACTATTCCTTCTGGAGCGACCCTTGATAATTTAGGAACGGCTACAGGGTTTGCAAGCATTGCTTGGCAAACCATTGTTACTGCTTCAACTTTAACAGCAGTCGCTGGAAATGGATACTGGATTGATACAACATCAAATACTTGTACAATTACTTTGCCAGCTTCAGCTAGTAATGGCGATGAAATTATGTTTGTCGACTATGCCAGAAACTGGGGAACAAACAAAATTATAATAGACAGCAATGGTTTAAACTATCAAGGTGAAGATGATACCTACACAGTAGAATATACAACAGATGGTCAATCAGTAAATATAGTTTATTCTGGAGCAACGAATGGTTGGATACCTACTCTGGATAAAGCTGTTGCCGATACACCTATCACAGGAAACACTGAAGGAATATTTGCTTATGGTTCTAGTGGTGCTGGTAGAGTTTCAATGTCTAATTTAGTTAATAGTAGTGGAGTTGTAGCAACCGATGTTACTGGAGTTGGAACTGCTAGGGATACTCCAGCGGCAACTGAATATGGAGATGATAAAGGAATATTTGCTTATGGTAATACTGGTAGTGTTACTGCGGTGAGTAATTTAGTTTCTAACGCTGGAGTGGTAGCAACGGATGTTTCAGGAGTTGGAACAGCTAGGAAATCTCTAGCGGCATGTGGTTACGGTGAAGACAAAGGAATATTTGGTTTTGGTAGTACTGGTAGTTTTGTTTCAATGACCAATTTAGTAACCAATGCAGGAGTGATAGGAACAGATGTAACAGGAGTTGGAACTGCTAGGTATTTGCTGGCAGCAACCCAATATGGAACGGATAAAGGTATCTTTGGTTTTGGTTCTAGTGGTTCTGGTGATGGTGTTCTAACAGGAGTAACCAATTTAGTATCCAATGTTGGAGTAGTGGCAAGTGATGTATCAGCAGTAGGAACAGCTAGGAATGGTGTAGCGGCATGTAGTTATGGTGAAGACAAAGGAATATTTGGTTATGGTGATACTGGTAGTGTAACAGCAGTAACCAACTTAGTATCAAATTCTGGTGTAGTGGCAACTGATACATCAGGAGTGGGAACTGCTAGAAGGTATCTAGCGGCAACTCAATACGGATATGATAAAGGTATCTTTGGTTATGGTGATACTGGTAGTTATGTTTCAATGACCAATCTAGTATCTAATGCTGGAGTTGTAGCAACCGATGTAACAGGAGTAGGAACTGCTAGAGGTTATTTAGCGGCATGTTCTTTTAATTAATATTATGGCACAAAAATTTAACACAGAATTCAATTACAGATACCAAGTTATAGGAAATACGCCTTGGGAAAGAATTAAAACATTAAAAGGATTTCTTGAAGGTAGAATAAGAGCAATGGCACTTGAAGAAGTTGGTAAATTAAAACATCAGGCAAAACTTTCAAAACTAAAGTATTTAAAAAATGGTGGAGAAGGTTTAGAACATGAAATTTTAGAACTTAAAGCTGAAATTATGGAAGCTGAAAGCCATGAAGAAACTTTAAAGGAAGCCTTTGAACTTACCAAAGATGAAATTAAAATTCTAAAAAAACTGTTAAAGGAACTCTATGTTATTGCAGAACCTACAAGAATTAAAGGCTACACTGATGAACAAATGTTTGAGGCAAATGCCGCAAATGAATTTACTGTTGATATTGGTAGAGAAATTCAAGCTGAAATGATTGCTAATGGTAGACCATCGCCAGCTAAATTAAGAAATGCTATGAGTAATCCTTATACTTGGAACGCATTAAAACAAGTTGGATTAATACCTCAAAAAACAAAAATACTAGAAGGCAATATTAATCCAAAATTAAAAATAGAACTTAAAGGAGTAGAAGATGAAACTGTATAAACTGGAGTCAAGTAACTTTGGAGCCTTTTTTGGTGGACCAGAACCAGAAAACCGTATTCAAAGAGATGTTATAAGAATAGCACAAACACCAAGTTATGATGCTTTTTTATATTTGTCTAATGAAACCTATGATGAATTGGAATTATTAAATTCCGTTCCAACAGGATTTGATTTTACCTATTGTCAAGAATGGGGTTTAACAGTTGATGATGATGTCATTGATAGAGTTATTATAGATTTAAGAAAAAAAGCCTATCCATCATGGCAAGACCAATTAGACGACATCTATCACAATGGAATTGATGGTTGGAAAGCAACAATTAAATTAACAAAGGACAAATACCCTAAATAATGGTAATATAAAATTATGGCATCAATAATAAAAGTAGATAAACTAGACCCACAATCAGGAACAGCCTTAGAAGTTGGTTCATCAGGAGATACTATCAATGTTCCTTCAGGAGCAACTTTAGATATTAATTCAGGTGCAACACTTACCAACTCTGGAACAGCAACAGGTTTCGCAAGCATTGCTTGGCAGTCCGTAGTTACTGCTTCAACTTTAACTGCAGTAGCAAGTAGAGGTTATCCAATTAATACAACTTCAAATGCTTGTACAGTTACACTTCCAGCTGGTTCAGTTGGAGATACAATAGAATTTGTGGATTATGCTGGAACTTGGGACACTAATGCTGTCACTCTTACAGCCAATGGTTCAGAAAAAATTAAAGGTTCAACTGATGATTGGCAATTAAGTAGTGAACGACAAGGAATTAAAATAGTTTATGTAGATGCTACACAAGGCTGGGAAGCTATTACTGGAGTTAATGAAAGTGCTCCAGCAATACATCCACCTAGATATGATATAGATTTTTTAGTAATTGCTGGTGGTGGTTCAGGAGGCTCATATAGCAATGCTGGCGGTGGTGGTGCTGGAGGTTATAGAACAGCAACAGAAGCAGTTAGAACAGGAACAGAAATTACAATAACAGTAGGAGATGGTGGTGCTTCTGCAACTACTGCTGTTGGAAATAACGGTTCAGCTTCTTCATTTTCAGGTTCAGGTTTAACAACAATTTCTTCTGCTGGAGGCGGTGGCGGCGGTAAAGGCACAACAGGTGGAGAAGGTCTTGATGGTGGTTCTGGTGGCGGCGGTGGAAATGATTATGTTGGTGGAGCTTCGTCTCCTGTAACATCCCCAGTTCAAGGATATGCTGGCGGTGATGGGCTTCATATTGCTTCTGCTTATGGCGGAGGAGGCGGCGGCGGTTCTTCTGAAGTTGGCGAAGATGGTAGTGGTTCTAAAGGTGGCGATGGTGGTGACGGAGTTGCATCTTCTATATCTGGTTCTTCAGTAACAAGAGGAGGCGGCGGCGGTGGAGGAACTGATACTACTGTTGGTGCTGGTGGAGCTGGCGGTGGTGGTGCGGCTAGTAAGACTGGTAGCGGAACTGCTGGAACTGTAAACACAGGTGGCGGTGGAGGAGCTAATGAAAGTAGTGTTGCTAGTGGAGCAGGCGGAAAAGGTGTTGTTATTTTAAGTATGCCTGATGCAAATTATTCAACAACAACAACAGGTTCACCAACAGTTGCTACAGGTCAAGGCGCTGGTTCCGATACAACAACTTTAATATTTACAGGAGATGGGAGTTACACAACATAATGGCTAGTTTTGCAAAAATAGGATTAAATAATAAAGTGATTGAAGTTCACTCAGTACATAATAATGAATTAAAAGATAGTAATGGAGTTGAACAAGAAGTTAATGGAATAGATTTTCTAACCAAATTAACTGGATGGGCTATTTGGAAACAAACATCTTATAACACAAGTGGTGGAGTTCATAAATTAGATGGAACACCTTTAAGAAAAAATCATGCTGGTATAGGATATACTTATGACGAAGATAGAGATGCATTTATACCATCTCAAACTTTTCCAAGTTGGACATTAAACGAAGATACCTGTCTTTGGGAAGCACCAGTTATTAAACCTGATGATGGAAAAAGATATAACTGGAATGAAGAAATTACAAATTGGGAAGAAATAGTATAAGCAAAATAGAAAAATCTACAGATAGTACTCACATTTAGGTCTTCCATCTTGGTTTAAACGATGATATAATTCTTAAATGGAGGCAGGGCACCACCACACCCCCTGCTTCTTTCTAAGGATTATATTTTATGTTATTAGGCTTTGGCGCATTTTCAGAATACCCTATTTCTTCGGCAGGACCCGAGAATAATGTAACTATTTCAGTTACCGGCAATCAAGTAACTATTAGTATTGGAGATACTAATATTAGTGCGGATTCTATTGTAGAAATCCCTACTCCAAGTCAGGTTGTTTTAGGTTTTGGTAGTGTAACTATT